AGTTCTGATGGCACATATCCAAAATAGGATTGTAACCAAGGACATAACCAAACTTTTTCAAACAAAACCATATCCAAATAATTAGAACCTTCATCATTAGTGGATTCTAATTGAAGAACTGTGGTAGAGTTCTCAAAATCTTCTGTATCTACAATAATTTGAATTTGATCATTTATTTTTGGATTACGATTCATATCAATACGAAAATATTCATCCAAAACTAATTCAGTTCCATTGCATAATGGTTCTTCAATCGTATTTTCATGTTCATGGTCAAATGTCCAATCACCGAATTCAGTTTTGTGAGCAATAATTTGGAGACTCATGTTATTTTAATTTGGAAGATCCTTTTGCAACATATATGCTAACTTTCTTTCCTTGTTAACCTGAGAAGGAGAAGGAACATTATATTTTCTTCGATTTCTTTCTCTCACATAGTTCGCATAATTGCCAGTGCCAGCGTCTTCTTGAAACTGTGAGAACGTCTTCATTTTTTATTGTTATTTAGAAAATTGGCATATGAGAATACCCTACGATTGACCAACTTATAGAAACCGTATTCATTAGAAAGGCAATAACCCTCAGCATCAATACGATTGCCGTTGATGTATGCTGCTGGACCTGAATTGCGACACAGAAACAAACAATCTTCTTTGATCGACTTGATTAATTTCCAATATGCAATCAGACGATAATCACAATCAAATGCATCATCCTCGATTGGACGATTTTCACGGATACAAGCATTCAATTGTTTTTTAATCTGAACTGCTTCCTTATCAGAAACAAAAGGAACACATTGTGCCATTTGCTTTGCGAACTTACAGACATCTTCTACATCAGCAAATGATTCTTGACCATGCTGAATATATGCTTTTGGTTGAATCACCTTACAGTCAGAAGTGCTCTCAAGTTGAAAATCAATTGGAGCAGAGTTGCAAGTGTTGAGATTATCAGTTCCCCAGTAAATCGTATGAGGAAAAAGAATAATTTTCTCCTCAACTACTTCAGGAAACTGATAGGTAATGGTGTTAGGAGTGTATTCAGTATCACCACCAAATCCAATCCAATCTGCCTGAATCCAGACAGAATGTTGGCGGGGAGCATAATCAAACAAATGATGAAGAATCTTTGCAACTTCACCTTGATAAAACGCATCAATCTCTTCGTGAGAGTGTGCGATCTTGATTTTCTTTTTGTTGAGGAAAGATTTAGTTGCAACGGCAAACTTACCAGTCGCAGGATTAACTCCAAAACCCACAGAAGGGGCACCATCGATCTTCACGCTCAAATGACCAGGCGTCACGAAGAAATCAAGAACCGACAAATCACCAGTCAGGATCTGATCTTCAGGATGCTCCAGGTGGTTAGGCATTGGGGTTTTCTCTTGATACTTTTATTGTAAGGGGTCCTGGTGGGGTCTGGGGAGGGTCTTGTGCCAGTTGTCAGAGTGTCACACTTCCTCCAGTTCTGCAGCGATGGCAAGGAGTTCATTGGCGTCGCAGATCCAACATTCGTTGTATTGGCGTTGTTGAGTGTTGGCGACAGCAGCACGGAGAGCAGCAGCAAGACCGTTTCGGTATCCAAAACCATCGGCGTTGAAGTATGCGTCTTCTATCGCCTGGGCAGCGGGGGAAAGATCAGTCATCATAGTTCGTCCGCAAGTTCATTCAGGACCTTTACATCCTCTTTGAAATACATCTCTTTTGCTGCAGCACGAAGAACCGCTGCGGCAATTTCTCTAGCGTCGTTAAGGCAGTCGTCTCGCCCCCAGGTGCTAGCATTGAAGGCGGCATCAAGAACAGCACAAGCTGCCGGTGAAATTTCTTTGTCAGTCATTAGATTCATCCTGAGTGTGATTTAATCCGTCAAGTTTGGCAAGGATGGTGCAACCAATGAAAGCACCAATGAGACCGATGGCAATTACAAACATATCAGTGCATTTTGTCCGATGACATGCTGAACTTTTCTCACTGCCATACGAAAGTTTCCAAAGTCCATAATACCATCTTCCTCACAAAAGTCTTCAAAAATCTTTTTGATTTGTTCGTCAGTGATTTGTGGGACAATCATCAGGTCCCCTTTGCTGTTGATGCTTACAGTATAGCAGAAGATCAATGGGATCTGCAAGGAGTGCTTGTGCCAGTGCTCAAACTGTCATTTGGAAAGTGATGAGTCCTTAGAACACCATACACAATGAAGCAGTTTGTAATCAAAATGGAAAGAAACATCAGTAAGCGAACCAATGCAATCTGATCTGCTTCTTGATTATTCTTTCCTGCTTTTTCACCAAGTGACTTTGCAATGATTCGCCACAGAGATGGTTTATTTTTCATAATCCTGTCGATTTCCAGTCAGAAGATTCAGATCTTTCCAATTCTCACGATGCACCAGAACACAAACATTTCTGACACGATCTTCAAAAGTTCTCACACAAACGGTGATATAAGAAGAACAGATAAAATGAATCGTTCCAGTCAGATGTCGATAAGAGACTTGAAGTCCTTCTGCAAATTGATCAGATCTCATACAAAAAATGAATCCAGTGGTGATGCTTTGGGAATCATTGCACTATAAGGTGTAGTGTTGTTTATATCCACTGCTGATCCAATGGTTTTTGAATTGATTGGGGAGTAGTAGGTTTTTGTTTTTGTGTTGAAAAATCCCCAAATACTACCAACATGAGACTTACCACAATAGTTGAAGTGATTGCAATTAACAATCCAAATTGCAGTAATGCTACGCTTGAAGTTCTCTTCAAATTCGTATACATATCCATCCGGTGGTTTATGATGAAATTCCATTATCTGGAACAGCACGAAGATAATTTGGATTATACCCACACTCAAGATAATATTGAAGTTTTTGGTCACACTGTTCTTTGGTCAGTTTGGACGCCGATTCATCAATCAGTTCCCAACTGTTAGTAAACAGTTCTTCAATCCGATATAGTTGCGTCATGTGGTAAATGCCTCAATGATTGCGGATTCATAATCATCTTGAAGTGCGAACTTCTGAGCATTCACAACTGCTTGCATAATCAAACCAATGTGTGGTTCATCCCACAATCCTTCATTTAAAAGGAGAGAATGGCATTCAGTATCATTACTTGCAATTGCAGCAATCAAACCGCCATATTCTGAACTTGGAAATGGTTGATTAAAATCAATTAGATACAAATACTTCATTAACCTCTTTTGTTTAACAGAAACATCATAACAAAAAATACTTTGTTTGTCAATAGGACACTTTTTAAACTGTCCAGGATTTGTTTGCAACTATTTTTTCCAATGTAGGTTTTTTAATTCCAAACATATCCGATATTTCTTGATTTTTATATTTTTTAGAAGAGTGCAATTCTCTAATTTGTTTTACCTTATTCCAATCAAGAATTGCTCTTCCATTTCTTTCTCCAGGTAAACTCTTTCTACTTGTATCCTCTCTTATTTTTCTTTCTTCTTGATATTTTTTGATTTCAATCTGTGTTCTTGGGATGAGTCTACATCCTTTATGCTGAACTCTTTTTCCATAAAGAGTTTCATGAAGATGTCCGATATTTAAGTTATTATTTCTACAATACTCTGATAGATTTTTAATGATTTGTCTTTCACCATCGGGAGTTTTTACCAAATATTCTTTAACACAATATTCTCTACCTTGATTTCCGCCAGTTGTAGTATTATATCCATTATTAAATGTATCATATTCAGCAATCCAATATATTTCTTTTTCATTTAAAATTGAAATATTATATTCTTCAACAACTCCCCATATGAAATTTTCTTTTCCATGTTTTTTAAGAGCATTGGCAAACTTATGATCATATTTTTTACAATCTGCAAAATGCTCAACGATTCTTAAATTAAAATTATTTTTTATTGTTTGTCCAATATATTTTTTTCCTGTGGGAATACAGTGAGCACAATAAATTTTGCCCATTGAAGACATAACTGCTCTGTGGTTGAGTGACACATTATTTATATAAGAAAAGGAGCATTTCTGCTCCCTCTCCACCTGCAGCGATGTCACTCAACTTTCAGGCACTAATATTTAGATGAATGTGTGAGATTTGTCAACTGCCTTTGAAGTTCAACTTGCATTTGAATCAAATGAGAATATAGAAACTGTTGATACTCATTTTGAAAAAGAAGAGAAGTGAGATTCTCAATTTGATGCAGTGCAAGAATCAGTTTTGTTTCTTCATTCATTACATAAACTCCTGCATATAATAATCAACGGTAATCTCAAGTTCTGCTGCTTTCTGTTCATAAAACATTTCAGCATATTTTTTTGCTTCTTGTTGTTTTTGATTCCAATCAATTTCAGAGTGCTTCATAAAGTCTTGATAAGCGTTCATGAAATCATTCATTGCATTCTCTCCGATTGTGATGGTTGATTGTAAGATTCAAAGAGTTGTTGATCGCGTTGAATGAGAAAGACATTCCATCCAACAACAAATCCAATTGCACCAATAATTAAGTAACGAAGTTTCATTTGAGATCGATTCGTTGAAAAACTAGCAATGCAATTTCTAAAAGTAAATCCTCATCCATATCTCCCATTGTATCACGAATACCATCAATAATGGTAGTTTGCAGAGTCTCTATAAAACCTTCATCCATTGAGACATAATCAATCACTGATGGTTTGAGTGCGTCAGCGATCTTTGAAATGGAAACATGAGAGAGTTGCATGATTCAATCTTCAGGGTAAAGTTTCCAAGTGTCCGCATGAAGACCAAGTTCTTCACAACGGACTTCATAAGCAATACGTTGCAGAAGTCGCAGATCCATTGACTCGACTGATTTGATGATGGATCGACGGATCTGTTTGTCTTGTGTGGTGTCAGTGACCATTGCTGGTTCCCTTGATTACCTTGTTATTATAAGGGTATCACAGGGGCATATGGAGTGCTCCTATGCCAGTTTGAGCACTGTCACATTCAATTGCATCCAAACATTGCACCACCGATCGCAGCACCCACAGGAACAGACCAATAATATCCATTTCCACGACTCATGCTTGCAGCAACGCCACCACCCAACAGAGCACCCAATACACTTCTGGTTGGATTGCAATATCTTCCACCATATCCACCATTATTGTAATATTGATTTGCAGGTCTGTATCCTTGATTGACATTGTTACAAGGAACATTATAAGTTTGCACAGTCACACCACCAGGAACATAATTTCCGTAGCGATCATATCCACCGGGACGATAAACTTCTTGATTTTGTGTGCAAACTGCAAATTGATTTACCTGCTGTGCAAATACAGGAGTTGGGAGCAGTAAAAGTGCCGGAAGAAGATACTTCATGATTATAATGTGTGTTGATGTAATTATACAGGAATCATCAGGCGATTTGGAAAGAATTGTGCCACTTGTGAGACTGGCGTTGGATTCTTTTCTTTCAAGTATTCATAATATAGGGTTTCTTCTTGCTCTCGTGCCTCAACTTCATGAGGTTGATGCCAATAATCAATATCTTCTACACATTCTTTACCATAATACATTTTTCCTCTTTTCTGTCGCAGAGAACCCACCACCCACTGTCGCAGATGCACCAACTCATGCAAAAGAGTTTGTATATACAAATCCTCATGCATATAAGTATCCAATTCAATGAGAAACTCTCTAGGACGATAAGACTCTCCTACAAAGTCACAATATCCATAAACACAATCGCGTTTCAGACCACGATGCACAATCTCTAGATGAATCTTATGACGTGGCAGAAACTTATTCAGAAACCAACAGGAAACATCCTCACAGAGGCGTTTGCGATACCCGTAACCAGAATGTTGTATGTAAGACATTGACCCCAGTGAAGAAACCAAATGAACGACGAAATGAAGATGAGTTTATGTGTTGTAGTCATGTTCATCGCTTGTAAAGATATGCGGATGCCCAGTCGGCATTTTCAAACAACCATTCGCGATCTTTAATGATAAGAAGATTATAACGCTCACCTTTTGCTGGTGCTTTCCAAGAAGCAGATTTTAGCAAAGATCCAGTTTTCTTGTCCACAAATGCATGAACACTTCTGCCTTTACCAGAATCAATCATAATGATCTTATGATACTTGCGACCAGATTCAATCACATAGTCATAATCATCTGGAGCATTCATACGAAGTGCCTCACAGAGTGACAGAGTATGCTTCAGAACAGCAGCGGAGATGCTCTCACGTGCCTCTTGCTGGGCGGCGTAATCAGCGAAGGTGGTAGTCATTGGTTGGTTGCGGTTGAGAGTATTATAAGGGAACTGGGAAGGTGAGTGCAATTCTACTGTGCCACTTCGGAAACTGTCTTTTCCTTCATGCCATCCTCCCACCCATTATGATAGGCATCGTGCATAAGTTCAAGAATCATACATTCAATTCCTGGTGAAATCTGCCAAGACTCGCACATATATGTCAATTGATCACTGAGTTCTTGTTTCATGATCCTTCCACCAGTTTCTTGCCTTGTTCAACCATACCATAACTGAGAACAACCGTAATCAGGTAAAGTGCTGCCAAAAGAATGTGCCCATAAAACACCAAAACACCAATATAACCAACAGTAATCAGGTGTCCAATAATACCCAACTTAAATCGCTTGTTGTTTGCCTCATACATTTTGATTTTTGCTTCTTCATTAAAAGCACCAAGAATAAACACAATAAACACAAACCAGATCATAAATGCAACAACATTCATAAAACCCAAAATACCTTGAACTGCACCAAAGTAAATGCAGGTTCCAAAAATAGCGTTGTAAAAAAGATAATTGAGAAGTGATTTTGTTTTAGTCATG